TACAACCATCGGAAGTACAGCAACAGAAATGTTTGCTTACAGCTCCATTTCGGACTTTTTATCTCTCAATGATAATTTGTTAGCCGAAGCGATTAGAAACGGAGCCACAGGCTATAACGGATTCACAGAGGGTACAGAAAGCGATTCAGATACCGCAGATGAACCTTTGAGCAGTTCGAGCACAGTGGAAACCGGAAAGACAAATATAAACCTTAATATCCAGATGTCACCGCAGTTCAATATTTCGGATTCAGGCACCGGAAAGATGGATGAGGCAAGCATCATGGCAATTATCCGAAAGAACATGAAGTCAATGGCTGATGAACTGGGAGGAGAAATTGCTGACAGACTGGAACAGGTATTTTCAAATATGCCGGTAGTAAAGGAGGGGTAGGCGATGGAAATAAAACTGTTTGAAGCGGCTGATAAAAAGAAGTCGTTTACGTTCTCTTCGTTGCCGGAGAAGATAAGCGGCAGTCTTGGGACGAAGTATCAGACCTATGATATTATCTCCCAGGGTGCCGTAAAGGTGCCAAAGGGAACAGAAGTGGCGGAAATCTCATGGGATGCCGTTTTCTTCGGACCGGACAGAAAGAATCTGGCGGTTGTGAAAGCGGAAAGTTACCAGAAACCAGATAAGTGCATTAAGCAGTTGAGGGAATGGCAGGAAAAGGGAACGGTGCTGAATCTGCTTGTAACAGAAACATGGATTAACATGGATGTTACGATTGATTCATTTACACCCGACCCTTTTGGTGCTTATGGAGATGTAAGCTATGGCATTAAGTTTTCACAGGCAAAAGACCTGAAAATCTATACAACAAACGAATTGAAAATTGCCGCCTTTGTAAAAAAGACAGTTCCGAGAAATGATAACTCAAATAAAGGCTCTTCCTACACGATTGTCAGTGGCGATACGTTGTGGGGGATTGCTTCACGAAAACTTGGAAGTGGTACAAAGTGGACGAAGATTTACGATGCAAATGCTTCAACGATTGAGGCGGCAGCCAAGAAACATGGCAAAAGCAGTTCAGACCATGGTCATTGGATATGGCCGGGAACAACGCTGTCGATTCCGGCGGCATAGGAGGTGCGAAGATGATAGATTTATCAAAAATCGCATACCGACTTACCGTTATGGATAGTGGCGGAAAGCAGTATAACATAAAAGAATTTGTCACAGGTCTTGGCTGGGAAGAAAACAAAAATGAGATTTCTGTCCGAACTTCATTTACAGCAAAGAATGATAAGACATCTGCGGGGCGATTATCAGAGTTAATCAAACCCGGATGTCTTATTGGTATTTTTGCGAGTGATGGAGGAAAGCAGGACAGAGAAGTGGCAAGGGGAACGGTGCAGGAATGGAATCCGCAGGAGCAAAGCAGTTCCAATACCCTAAAATGCGTTGCATATGATTCTCTGTATGATTTGCAGAGGAGCCAGGACAACAAATTTTATTCCGCAGGAACCGGTACAAAATCCATTATGACCGGTGCATTTGACGAGTGGGGAATACCCACAAAAGGATATAGCGGACCGAATATATCTCACGAAAAAATGAAATACAGCAGTTCGTATGTATCTGATATGTTGCTGGATGTTTTGGACGATGCCTACAAAAAGGGCGGAGGAAAATTCATCATCCGGGCGGCGGAGGGGTATGCAGATGTGGTGGAGCGTGGCACGAACACAGATGTTTATGTGTTCCGGGTGGATAACACAAAATCTATCAGCCAGTCAATAAGCACCGCAAGCCTTGTTACCAGGGTAAAGGTGCTGGGGCAGGCAGACGATGATGGTAATTCTCCGGTCGAGGCAACGGTAGATGGGCTTACAAAATACGGAATCCGTCAGAGAATCTACACCAGAGGAAAAGACGAAAGCCTGGATGAGGCAAAGACAGCCGCACAAAAAATCATCGATGAAGATGGTGTGATTGATGAAGAAATCACAGTGCAGGCTCCAGATGTGCCATTCATCCGAAAAGGCGATTTAGTTTACGTTATGATAGGTTCCGCACGGAATTATTATTACGTGGTTGGAATCCGGCACGATTGCGATAATTACAGCATGACAATGGACCTGGAACTTGCTAAGACCGAAACAGCAACACAGACAACAAAGAAAAAGGATTACAATGTCGGAGATATTGTAAATTTTAAGGGCGGTACGCATTATGTATCGTCCTATTCTGGTTCAAGAGGATATAGCGCAAGAGCCGGAAAAGCGAAAATAACAATCAAAAATGGTTCTGGAAAAACTCATCCCTGGCACTTGATACACACTGACAGTGGCAGCAATGTTTACGGATGGGTGGATGATGGAACTTTTGAATAATGGGAGGCGATAACGTGGAAAATTTCGATGCGAATGCCGGTACAAATAAGCTGGCAAATGTTTTAAGTGACAGGATGCGAAGAGAAAATGATACATCGTTATGCCTGGACTTTGGAGAAATCCAGGGAAACGGCAGCCTCATCACAAATACTTTCCCAGTAGCAATTCCGAAAGGCCAATATTCGGTATGCAGACACGTAGGAGGATTATCTTTTACAACAAGCGGCGGAAAGCATGGAGGACATTCAAGCGGCGATGGTTCACATGGTCACACGATTACGCCTCCACAGATAAAGCCTGGGGACAGGGTGCTTGTGGCGTGGGTAATGAATGAAGCCTGCGTCATAGACGTTGTAACAGGTTCGTAGGAGGTAAACGATGGCAAATATTGTAACAGTTGCCGTTCCTACGTTTATCGAAGAAAGTTCCGAGTATGATACACAATACAAAAGGACAATGAAATGGAATCCCGAAAAAGGGGATTTCGTGAGAAATGCAGCAAACCAGGTTGTGGAGTGTACCGGAGAAGAGGGCTACATGATTTGGTGCATGAAAGTATCTATGACAGAACGATATTCCTGCCTTGCATATTCCAACGATATAGGTGTTGAGATGGAGGACGCACTGGCGCAGGACGATGAAAAGACAGTCGAATCAATGGTGGAGCGAACCATCAGAGATGCACTGCTTGTAAATCCGAGGACTGAATGGGTGCGAGATTTCGAGTTTGAATGGAACGGCGATAGCATGAACTGCTCTTTCAAGGTTAAGGGGAAAGAGTGGGACAAAGTATTTCAAATCAATATTTAGAACGGAGGTGGTAAGATGGCGCAACCAGAATTTCATAGACCGGAGTGCTTCGATGGGAGCACAACCGATGAAATACACGAGCGAATGATGGCGAGCTTGCCGGATGATATAGACGATATGCCTGCCGGATTTCCTTATGATTTCACAAGACCGGCGGCAGAGGAAAAATCAGAGTTTATCAATTATCATCTGATAAGGGCAGTAATGCTTGCGTTTCCGCAGTATGCCTGGGATGATTGGCTCGATTTGCATGGGGCGCAGGTTCATGTGACAAGGCACGCAGAACAGTATGCGACTGGAAACATAACAATTACCGGTGTTGCAGGCAGCGTAATAGCCGCAGGCACCGTTTTTTGCGTACCGGCTGTAGATGATAACCCTGCGATAGAATTTGCCACGAATGAGGACTGCACAATAGCTTATGATGGCACTGTAACAGTAGCCGTAACAGCAGTTGAAAGCGGTATCGGTTCAAACGTGGCAGCGCATACCGTATGTATCATGGCAAAAAGTGACAAGAACATTACCGGCATAGATAATGCAGAGCCGATTTCTGGCGGAACGGTACGGGAAGAGGACGGAGATTATTTCGACAGGATATTTGCTGAATATGATAACAGCAAAACATACCTCGGAAATGACAGCGATTTTGTCCGATGGGCGAAAGAAGCAGGCGCAGGAGATTGCATCGTTGTGGCGGCTTTTGATGGACCCGGAACCGTAAAACTGGTACTGGTAGATGGAAACGGACAGCCGGCAAATGCAAAGTTGATAAATGATGTATATAACTACATTGTTTCTCCGAATGACCGGATGCAGCGATTATTGCCGACAGCGTGCGCAAAACTGTCATGCGTGGCTGCAACCACTGTAAAGATGAATTATACCATTACTGGATTGTTGCTGGATGAATCGGTGGACAAGTCGCGTGTGGAGGAAGATTTCAAAAAGTTGGTGCTTACCGTTTACGGTGTGGCGAAAAACGAGGGGATACTTCGATACAATGATGTGCGCCCGCTGATAACTGCCATTGATGGAGTGGAGGACTTCGACACATTCCTGATAAATGGCAAAATGAGCAATATCAAGTTGGAGAAAGAAGAATATCCGGTTACTGGAACGATTGATTTCAGAAGTTAGGAGGACGGACGATGACAGATGAAGAATTGGAATTATTCCCGACGAGCGAGAGCGCCTTAAAAATGCTGTCCTATGTGACACCCGGATTTTACGATAAATCGTATGTCGGCAAATGGATGTTTCAGGTCATGGGGTTGGAATATGACAAGGCCTTGAAGCTGGCGGAGGAATTACCGGAACAGTTTTTCCCGGAAACAGCGACCTGGGGATTATGCTGGCATGAAATAAAATGGGGATTGCCGGTGCAGGAAAATCTTTCTTACCAGGAGCGCAGACAAGCGATATACGAAAAGAGAGATTATCATTCGCCAATGACACCGTACATTATGGAGCGGTATCTGGAAAATGCAACCGGATTTACGGTACATATAGCAGATTGCCACGATGCAGGACCATTGAAGTATAAGCCGCCTCACCCGAATGTATTTAAGGCTTTTTTCAATGGCGATGGCACGCTGGATTCAAAGAAAGTCCGAAAGCTGATTGATAAATTAAAGGAATCACATACAACATATTTTGTGAATGACTATTCGATGTTCGAAATTGTGTTTTCTGAAAAATTCATGGTCAGCAATATAGGGTTGCTATTCAAAATACCGTTCTGGAAAGCTCGACGGTTTGATGGTTCCGAGTTGTGGGATGGTTCACATCTCATGGATGCGGCTATCGAATATGAAATGCGACTCGGAGTGAAATACAAAGAGGGCGAATTTCGGATTGCAGAAACGTTGGATATTGAGCGAATGACAGCGAGGGCGAAAGTTCCGCTATCAGAAAAAATGCATATTGAGAAGCAGACTGTCAGTGCGAAAGCATTTAACTGGCAGTCTTTGTTTTTTGATGGCTCTGTTCCGATGGATGGAAACTTGCTGATGAATTATTGCAGAGCAGACAATAAGACTACGGCAAATATCAAAATACCGGTGGCATCCATTTCTGAAAGTTATGGAAATGCTACCTGCACAGTGAAAAGGAATCTGGCATATTTTGATGGTTCATTGAAAATGAACGGTTCAAGATTGCTTAATTCATTAAACAGAAAGGAGGCTATCTAAGAATGGCACAGAATGTAATTATTACAAAATCAGCCAGAAAGAAAATGGTACAGGCAAGAGCAGGAGCGATTACACTTCCTAAAATTGTCGGCATGGCATTTGGCTCTGGAGGAGTAGACAGCGCAGGAAATGTTATTTCTCCGTCTGAAACACAGACAGCACTGAAAAAGGAACTGCTCCGTAAGCCTATCAGCGGCTATAACTTTATCACAGAAACCACATGCAGATACGAATGCACGCTTGGAGAATCAGAGCTTGCCGGACAGTATATCAGTGAAATTGGGCTGTATGATGCCAACGGCGATATTGTTTGTATCAAGACCTTTACCAGAAAGGGAAAGGATAACGATATTGAAATGACATACACGCTGGATGATGTTTTCTAATCCGGCAGAGAGGAGGAAACCATGAAATCATACAAACCAGGTTCCGCTACCTACAAAGATAACATTCCGATAGTGGAAACAACCGACACAAACCATGCGGATAATGTAAACCAGGCACCGAAACAGCTTATTGAGAACGACATCGCATTAAAAGAGCAGATGGACGGATATGGGTTTTCAGTTGTCGATGGCACGTTATGCGTAACCTATGAAAGTGAGGAATAAAAGAGATGAGCAAAATTACAGAACCGATGCTGTTGGATAAAACCGGTCAGCAGTTTCTTGGATTGATGGAGAAACAGAACGAATTACTCACAGCGATTGCCAGTGGGTACAATTACAAACCGACTTCCATTGCAGATGTGTTTGCAGTGGTTCAGTCAGGAAATGCAAGCCAGGTTTTTAATTATGGCGACCAGATTATTTTACCATGGACCGACAAAGCAACCGGAAAAACATATGAGTGTCCGCTTGATGTGGTACATTTTGGAGATGTCACACTTGCGGATGGCGAAACCGTACCGGGAATGTTGGTACAGTGGCATTATGCAACGCCTTTTGGTGTGCAGTTCAATCAATTCCAGGCGTTTAAGTATTGCGAGGAGCAGTTACCAGCAGGAACCTACAATGTCATTATCGGTGATACCTGGGGAAATAACTGCGTAAAGGGTAAAACATACCAGTTCACACTTACGAAGCCTGTACCGGCGAAAGGACAGCTTGCAGGATTATACAGAGCACCGGATGTCAGCCCGAGTGAATGGAAAGTATATTCATTCGAGAGCAATACGGCAACAGACCCTATCGAAACTGTAGCGATGGTGGAGGGAACAGGCGGAACCGCCCTTGGTACATTATCTTTCAAACCGACATCGCCATTGAATGGATTGCAGAGCACAGCTTACGGATATAACCGTTGGGCGCAGAGTGCTATGCGTCAGTGGCTTAATTCCGAAGAGGCAAACGGTAAGTGGTGGACACCACAGCACAATTTTGACCGTACACCGGACCAGCTCAAAGAAAAGCATGGATTTCTTACCGGATTCGATGAGGAATTTACAAAGAGATTGAAAGCAACGAAAGTATCCACCTGGAAGAACACTCTTACAGACAATGGAGATACGGACGGTATTGAGGTAACTTACGATAAAGTGTTCCTGCCGAGTTTGGAGGCAATGTCAATCAATCCGCAGAAAGCTGGCGAGGACGATGTATGGGAATACTGGAAACGTGCATCCGGTATGGCGGAGAAAATGCAGCAGTACAAGACTTATCCGCAGATTCGTACATTTGCGATTGAGAATCACACTTCGCCGCAGGCCGTCCGCATGCGCTCGGCTTCTCGGGGCGACTCGAGCAGTACGTGGTGTGTGAACTCCGGTGGTTACGTCCTCTACTACAACGCGCACTGGGCTGGTCGCTGCGCTCCGGCTTGTTGGCTTTGCTAATCGAATAATCGTTTTAATCCCCGGCACCCACGGATGCCGGGATATTTTTTGAAAGGAGGAATCAAGATGGCAGTACCAGAGGGAGAAAGACGACCATGTAAGATGGACGTATTCATGCACGAGTTGGACCTTGTGACATATACGCTCCAGATTACAAGAAATGAGAAAATATTTCTTCCAGAATATAAAGGCTGCGTTACGGACGATATTGTGGAAACCGCAAAGAATATTNACATAGATTCATGGGACGCAAACAATATCAGAGTACAGAAACGTGGCGATAGAAACTGGGAGGAGAGGAGCCGTCTACAGTTAAGAGCCGCAAGAAATTGCAACAGGCTTTTAGCACTCATAGGCATCGCAAAATCCTCGTTTCACCTGAAATCAAAGCGTGTCAAATACTGGGTTGGTAAAGTATTAAAAATCCGGGGAATGATACGAAACTGGAATGAAAGCGATAGTGAACGCTATGCCGTAAAACAACGGAAATAGTGTTTATTATACAGGGATGAGGACTGA